AGAGCCGACTGCCCGGCCTTCGTATAGGCCAGCGACGGCAACGCGGCGGCGGCCAGCATCGGCGACAGCGGAGCGCCGGCAAGCGGACCGGCAACGCCGATCGCAGCCAGCAGGCGATCCGTCGTGCCGCTGTTCGGCACCTTGTTCGCCAGTACGTTCTTTCCGGCCGCCGACAAGTCCTGCATCAGCGCCGTACCCTTGGCGAATGCGGCCTTGTCTTTCGATCGATCCAGCGCGCGCACGGCGCCATGCAGCTGCGCCGCCGAGAACAAGCCATCTTCTGCGGCAACCGAGGACGCGGCGCGCTGCACGCGCTTGAAGTTCGCCCATCCCGCATTGGCCGCTTTCAGCGCGTCGGACGCTTCCGGTGGAGCTGCGCGCGTCAGCCAACTGCGCAGCGAGTCATGCGCCGCGCTCAGAGCACGCCCGAGCGTCTGTTGATCTGCGTCTGCGCTTCGCATGTACTGCGCGGCGAGCTTGCCGAGGTTCTGATCGGCTGCCTTGAACCCTTCCCCGGTGATGCGCCCGTACTGGTCGATGCGATCGGCGATCTCGCTCTTGATGATCCGCAGGAACTGGTCGCCGCGCTCTTTCGGTAGTTGGCTGACCATCGACCCGAGGCTCGTGATCTCCTGCCCGAGCTGCTGATCCGGCGCTATCGATCCGATCTTCGCGATTACGTCGTCGTATGCCTTCGACAGTTGGTCGTTGGCGAACTCGATCGCCTCGTGTCCGGTGACGCCCTTCGGCAGCTTCTGCCCGATCGGCGCGAGCGAGCGATCGATGGCCGCACGGTTGAACTGCTCCGCGCTGCGCTGCTCCGCGTTGCGAATCGACGAGCCGAGCAGCGGAATGCTCTTGGCTTTTTCCTCGGCCGAGCGCCAGCCCCCGCCGAGAATCTGCCCCGGTGTCGGCGTGACGCCTTCGCGCATCAGCGTCTTCACATCGGGAGCGGTTTTCGGCTGTATGACGCGCGAAAGTGCGGCCGTCACAGGAGCGGCAACCGCGCCTGCGATCGCGCCGGACTTCGCCTGGCCGAGCTTCTGCTGCCAGAAATCGCCCTTGCTCGTGTCGACCGGCTCGACGAGCGCGCCCATGCCGGCGCCCGTTACGGCGCCCATCGCGGTGCGCCCGGCAAGCGTCGCGCCACCGGCCGGCGCAAGTGCGAACAGCGGAGCGGTGCCGACGATCTGCCCGCCCAGACGCGACGGGTCAAACGTGCCGGCGGACGATCCGCGACTTTGCTGATAGCCCTGCTCCGCGTCCCGGTTGATCTGATCGACGCGATCGACTTCGGACTGCGGGGCTAACCCGATCGCGCTCGCGCCGCGCACAAGCATCTGTGCGCCGGCGTCAATCGGATCGCGCACGCCTCGCACAACGCCGCGTCCGATGCGACCGAGCAGGGACGGCTCCTGCGCCGGGGCTTGAGCGGCAGGCGCGTTGCCGAGGCTCTGCGCGACCATCGACTGCACCTGTTCCGGCGTGGCGTCGTCGGGCGCCGTTACGTCATAGGTCGAGCCATCCGGGCCAGTGACGCGATACTGCGCCATCACTTCACCTTCTGAATCGACCAGCCAGCGGGCAAGGCAGGCGCGGCAGGCTGAGACATGCCGGCGAACAACGGATTCGCATCCGAGAACCGCTGCAGCTCGTCATAGAACCCCTCGTCGAGTTGGCCGTTCTTGCGCCGATAGTCTCGCGCGATCTTCGCCACTTGCTGGTCACGTTGCGCGAGACGCTTGCTCGTTTCGATAAGCAGTCGATTGCCCTGCGGCGTCTTGGCGAGCCCCGGAACCGTCGCCACGAGGAACTCGCGGTCCTTGTCACTCATGGCGCCAGGCATACCAGCACCACCAGCCGGGTTTCGCATCTGCAACGCGATTTCGTTCGAGATTGCCTCGGCGGCCTGTGCGGCGCCGAGCTTGTCGTCGACGCTGATACCGAGTGATTCCAGCGTTGCCTTGACGTTCGTCATGGCGGGAGTCAGCTTGCCCGTTTGCAGCCCGTCGAGTACTTGGCTCAGGCGATCGAGGCGGCTGATCTTGCTTTGCGCGCTGAATCCCGCCTTCTGGATGTCGCCAAACTGCTCTCCGTAGTGCTTGCCGACGGCCTTGTTCTCTTCCTTCTCCTGCACGAAGGTGACGTTGTTGCGACCGGCGCCTGCCGCCGCAACTTGAGATTTCGCCGACAGCACGCCGGGGCGCATCCTCGGCTGCCCATCTGGGCCAATCTCATACTCCCACGGCATTTGCGGTTGCTTCGGACCACCGACCGGCTGCGGCTCGAACCCCGGCCCACGAACCCACGCCTTCTGTTCCTGCCCATCCGGCGTGTAGATCGTCTCCAGCTTCGGCGCTTGCGGAATCAACGTCTTGATGAACTCCTGCGGTGCGAGCATGGCGGCTTGCTGCTGCTCGGGCGGAAGCGTCTTGACGAAATCGGCGAGCATCTGCTGCTGCCGCGCGTCCTGCGCGAGCTTGCGGCGGTATTCGTCCATCTCGAGGCCGAACTTCTGGCCCTGCATCCCCATCTGCTGCTCTTGCAGGCCCATCATCCGCTGACGCATTGCCTGCTCCTGCGCCCGCTGGATTGCCTGTGGCATGGCAGCGAACGCCGAGCCGATGCCACCCCCACGACCGCGAGGCGTCAGGAGCATCGCAGCCGCTTGCATCAGCGCGTTGTTGAACCCCTGCCCCTCGGGCGTGGTCATGTCGATGTCGAGCAGGCCCATGTCACCACCCCGAGTCGTAGCCCTGAGACTGGTTCTGATTCATCTGCGCTTGCATCGCCGCGAGTTGCTCCTGCATCCGCTGCATCTCGGTCTTGCCCGGGGGCGCCATCTGCTGCAACTGCGGCGCCATGTACTGCATCCCGCCCTGCCCCATGCGCGAACCGACCATGCCCGGTTGCTGCGGGATCGCGGGCGGCTGATACCGGCGCATGAACAGGTTTTGCAGGTACTGCGCCATGAGGTTTTCGGTGTTCTGCGGGTAGCCGCCGAGCAACCCGTTCGCCGGTTGCTGATAGCCGAGCAGGCCGCTCTGCTGATAGCCGCCACCCGGAAAGCTCGACTGCTGATACCCGCCGAAGATCGGCTTCGTCACGATGTTTGCCATGTCGCTAACTCCCATACCCCCATACCCCAGGCGGCGCGATTAATCCAGTGCCGCCGCCCATCGACGCTATCGGCGTGGAAGCCGTCGCCGACCCGAGCAGCCCACCGCCGCCCGTGTTGCCCCACACACCCGCCTGCTGCCCGGCGTTATAGATGCCCAAGCCGCCCAAGGCGCCCCCGAGAGCGCCAGCGAACGGGCTCACACCCGGCATCGTCTGCGTGCTGTTCATGCCGAGGTTCGGATTGAACATCTGCCCGAACTGCTGAAACTGCTGATACGGGTACTGCTGCGCTTGCTGGAATCGGCTGAAATCGTCCGTGAGGTAGTTCTGCCCCTGCTGCTGCTGCATCCCGCCGATGTTCAGCAGCGCCTCGGCGTCCCGATAGTCCTGCGCGGCGAGGTTCGGCGCGAACTGGCTTGCCTGCTGCTGGCGGTTGCGTTCCTGCGCGTAATTGTTGCCGAAAATGTTCGCCGCCATGCCAGAGAGCGAGTCGCCCAGAGCCTGCTGATTCGCGCCCTGAATCTCGTTCCACGCGGAACCGCCGAATGCACCGGCTCGCGCAAACCGTGCATCCGTCTGCGCTGCTGTCCCACGGGAGAACGCGTCCGTCACCCGATCGGCCGCCGTATCGAACGTCTGTTGCAGGTAGGGATTGGTCGCCGGGTCGAGGAACTTGCCGTTGATCGTGTCGAGCGTCTGTTGTTGCGCGGCGTTGACGACCGGCGAACCCGTCAGCGAGCGATTGCGAACCATGTCCATCGCGGCGTTCTGATCCTGCGTGAACGGCGCGACCGTCTCGTAGGGGTACGGGTTGAACGGTAGGCCCGTCAGGTTGTAGCCCATCTGCGCGTACAGCGGCGCGTAGGGCTTGAGGAAGTCGGGCAACTCCTGCCGTTGCGTAACGGTGTCGTCGCCGCCACTACCGAACAGGCCGCCGAGCGCGCCAATCCCGCCGAGAATTTCACCTAGCATCGCTTCCTCACTTCGCTGTCCATCCCGTCGCCTGTCCGTCGTTCGCGGTCTTTACATAGAGGGTCGTCGAGGCCGCGCCATCCGTTCGCACGTACAGCCGCCCGCGGTTCGCCACCACCACGCCCTCGGGGCTTCCTGCGCCCCGCAGCACGCTTCTGTCGTCCAGGTCGTTGACCGCTCGCGCGTACTCGCGGAACACGTCGTACAGGCGCGTAATCAGCCGCCCGAGGTCGCCGAGCGGCAGCCTCGGGTCCGTTCCCACTCTCATCGCGTTCCGTCCGGTTGCAGATCGGCGTTGATTCCGGAAATCTCCACGTCCCCAGTGAAGTCGAGCCGGAAGCGATGCCAGCGCGCCGAATGAAGAACGTCGAACTTGCCGTCGTGCGCGGCGATCGTCGCCTGCTGTATCAGCGTGTCGCCGCTGCGCGCGCGGCTGTAGTTCGTCATGCTCGCCGTCGTCGGCGCCTTGGAATAGCGCGGCCGAACCCGACGAAGCAGGCTCGACGTGTCGTCGTCTCCCAAGTCCCCTGTCGTGAGCGACGAGGACTCGGAGATACCCGTTAGCGTCTTGAGCGTGTGCGTCGTGTCGATGATCGACGGCGATTCGGCGGCAGTTGTCCAGAACGGCGAGTCGAACGACTGCGGCCATGCGCTCGTGCTGTACTGCACGCCCGCCAGAATCCCCGGCGTGTCGTAAGCCACTCCTGCGCTGACGTACTCGACGACCGCCTCCACTGCACGATCGGCGATGCCCCATCGGCCCGTGGACGTGTTCAGCACGACGCACGAAGCCGGTTCCGTGTCCGAGCCTTCGCAGTAGTACCAGCGGATGAGCGAGGTCTTGCTGTCGAACGAGCCGAGCATCTTCGACGCATTCGCCAGCGAGAACCGGGCCGCGAACCACTCGCGGATGGCCGAGCCGATCGGTTGCGGGCGAGAGCCGTCGTATCGGTAGAAGTCGTCGCCCCCCCACCAATACAGGGCAGCACCATCCGAGACGACGCCCTGCGCGGAGAACGCGCCCACTGACCCCGGCAGCCGTTCCCATGCCCAAATCACGTCCGGCCCGACGTAGCGACCGACGTACATCGCGTCGCGCTTGAACGCGACGACCAGATCATTGCCGAAGGCAGCCAGCGCCGTAATCGGCCCCGGCGCATCCAGAAGCCTGCCTCGGGCGCTTTGGGTTGCGATCGCAGGCGTCCAGTTCGTGTGATCGTAGAGCGCCGAGCACCACCAGGCATCGGCGTACTGATAGGCGGCGTCGGGGATGTTGGCGCACATCACGAAGCCGCTCACCGACTCCATCAGCGACGCAATCGGCATCGCCGTGAGGTCGGCAAACGCACCAGAGGACGACGACTGCCCGCGATCGACGCCGTTTTGCGCAAGCGTCACGTCGCCGAACTGCGCGAACGCCCACCGCGACTCGGCCGAGCCGGTGTAATCGCCCGCGCGACTGCGGTCTGTCCATGCGCCGGACCCGGCCTCATAGAGTTTCGTCTGCGTGCCCGCAATCAGCCGCTTTGTGCCATCCAGCTTCGTGACCAGCGCGGCGCCACGGCAGGCCGCAGCCAGCGCGGGAAGGTCGGTCGCCGAGGCAGCGGGCGCACTACGCAACCCGCGCGGGGTCGGCTCCATCATCGAGCAGGACGTGATTACACCAGGCGTGGCTGGATCGGCGTCCGGCGCGAAGCCGATGAACGGTTGCACCGACACTTACGCCGCCCTCACCCGCATCGGGCCGGGATGGCGCTTGCGCTGGTCCGCCTTGTTCAGCGCGTCCCAATAGCCTTGCAATTGATTCGCATACCGGGCTACACCGTTGTCGTCTTTGATGTACAGGCTCAGTTGGCGCAGGCACTCGCAGATGTACATATTCGGGTGCGCTGTGAGCAGCCAATTAGTCGGGTTCGCATCCGAAAGCGCCGGGATCGTCGCCCAATAGGTCAGCGTCACCGTCACGTCATCGGGCGTCGGGATCAGTTCAAGGTCCGTGCCACGAATGCTGTACGCCTTCGGCTCGCCGGCAGGCGACGACGCCCGCCATGCCGCCATGTAGTCGGGCGTGACGTAGGCCAGATTGCGTAGGACCGCCCCGTTGTATTCGACCGCGCGCATCTCGGCGAAGTCAGCCGGCAGCGGCGTATAGCGGGCCGTGCATTGCAGGTCGGCGACCGTCTCTTGATCGACGGTGCGCAGCCGATTGTTGAACTCGGCCTCGGCCAGATCGATGAACGTATCGACTTGCGATGCCACGTCCGAGCGGTGCGCCCAATCGGAGACTGCCGCCTTCAACTCGGTGTAATTCACCGCGCGATCCCTCCGCTGGTCGTCTTGAGGTAGTGGAATTCCGGCCGCGATTCGATGAAGCGCAGGATTTCGCGCGGGTGCGCCTGCGTGGCGTCAAATCCGTGCTCGTTGATCCACTTGAGCACCACGACGGCAGGGATGTGCGCGACGTGCTGCATGTCGTTCTTGATGCCGTCCCGCGCATAGGCCGGGTCGTTGCGCAGTCGTGCCGTGTGGTCGAGCAGCGGCGCCACGTCCTGCGTCGAATGCTCGATCAGCTTGCCGTCCTGATAGCGGTACTCCTTTGTCAAGCCGGTAAGCGGATCGGACTCGGTAAACAGGTGCGTCATCTCGAATGCCCAAAAGAAAAGGGCCGCAGAGTTGCCCCTGCGGCCCCGGTTGCTTCTACTGCCCGATTAGCTCGTCGCCAGCGAGCGGATTTGCGCGTGAGCGTCGATGTTGTCGACCACGGTCGTCCATTCGCCGAGGATCTCGCCGTTCTGGTTGTCACCCGTCACGGCACGCGGGTAGTACTTGATCGGCCGCAGCCACGCGAGCGATGCGTACTCCGGGTCGATGCAGTAGACCAGCTTGGCATCGATGTACCGGCTCAGGCGAATCTTGTGCTCGCCGAAGTCGCTGATGTACAGATCGATGCCGCCGATCACCATGCCCTGCGCCGAGCGCGAGGTCTGGTTGTACACGCCAGCGAACTTCTGCGCGCCAGCGAAGGTCGCCATCTTCGCTTTCTGGAAGGTGCCGCACACGATGATCGACGGATCACCACCATCGGCCCACGCCTGCCCGAGCGCAGTCTTCAACAGCGCCTCGTCCAACGCGCCGCCAGCCGCACCGGCAGTCGTCACGCCGGCAAACAGCCCGCCCGTGTAGGTGCCAAGCACTTCCGTCGAGCCCGCACCGGCCGACTTGTTGCGAAACACCTGCGCGCCGAACCCGGCCGACTTGCGTGGGGTCGTATCGTTGCCGGCAACCGAAGCGTTCGACGAAAGGATGTCGGTCTCGATGTCCCGCTTCAGTTCCTTGCCTTTCTTGGCGATCTGGTACGCGAATTCCTCGTCCCGACCGTACTTGCGAA